AGAGGGGAAGTAATATGTATAACGCTTATCAATGCGGCGAAGGCGAGATTGTTTACCGCCGCCAACCAACCATGTCTGAGATACGTTTTGGACATGGGGCCGTTCATTATCGCACATTCACAATTGCCGATACGCCGGAAATGTTTCTTGCGGACGGCTCACGAAAGCGGTTTTTCAAGGCCAAGGATGACGGCTTATTCTACCGCCGCTAACACCACCGGACGGCGGGGAAACCCGCCGCGAGGATGGCGCTAGTGCCAATTAAGAGAGTGAGAAACTAATGACATTCGTTACACAAGCCATAGAAACCAAATATCTTGGCGCGACCAACACCAAGGGCGGACGCATTAAAGCGACAGCTTGGGCTGGCAGCGTCACCGTGCCATATGACCATGCGTTGACCGTTGGCGGCAATCACAAGGCCGCTGCGGACGCCCTGATTGCTAAATTCGTTTGGGCTGGCACGTTTGCCCAAGGCGGTAACGCAAAGGGTGACGGTTATTATTTTGTAAACGTGGAGGGCGCATAACATGACACACGCACGCACCTGCACCGCCTGTGGCGCTGGCATGAACGAAGGGTACGTCATCGAGGGCGCGAGCGAACATTATTGCAGCGATGATTGCTTGCACAAAAACATAACGCCCGAAGAGTTTTCAGAGTTCTTCATCGGCAATCAAGACGACGACGACGAAATCGGCGATATCCAGATATATTGGACTGAATGGGAAGAAGAAGAAGAGGGGGACGCATGATGCCACCATTTGATTATGAAGCCGCCGCGCAGGAGCGCAATCGCCGCGCCAAGATGCTGCGCGATGCCGCGCCTGACCTATTAGCTGCGCTGGAAGCCGTTGACGCATACCTTGCGCCGCGAGGCGACGAAGAGGACGTTTACAACTATATCCGCGCAGTCATCAAAGGCGCAATCGCAAAAGCACAAGGGGCATAACATGACCTATTATTATGAAGCAGATAACATTTCTGGGAGCGATGCGACCGCATGGGATGATTGCTATCTAAACGCAACATCTGAAGCTGATGCACTGGCGCAGCTTGAGAGCCGAGGCGTTAACGTAACGTATATTGAACGAGTGCAAGACTAGGAGCAGCACAACATACAAAGGCATTGCGGAGGCAATGGCTAATCAATGGGGAGAGTTATAATGATTAAACCACAACAGGCCGCGCCATTAGGCCGGAACCACCGGGTAAGTTCAGACCGGGCTTGGCCATTGCGCAATTCGGAAGGCCTAACATTTGCAGAAGCTAAGCGCCTTAGAGAGCAGGCGCAGAGCAAATGAACGACAACGATGACGAGCCGTTCGACCGATACACCGAACGTGCAAGCGCAACCTTGGCCTACCGCCTGATGGAGTATCTGGAATTTCTTGGCGTGATAACTGACGAGCATGTCTGCTATCTGCGCTACCCGCCAATCGAATTGATCGAGGATGCAGAAAAGGACATGATGAAATGACAAGTGAAGAGTTTAAAGCAACACGCGAGAAGCTAAACATGACGCAGGGGCATCTCGCCCGCAAGATTGGACTGTCCGAACGGTCGATAAGATACTATGAGCAAGGCGGGCGTTCAGTGCCCGCTCCGGTCTCTATCCTCTTAGAGACGTTTCTAAGGGGCGTAGGGCAATGAGAACGCTAGTCTGGTGTCTGATAGGCGGGCCATACGTTTTCGCTCTCATGTTGGCTCCTGGAGCGTTTGTGGCAGGGTTGGTGGCGTTGCCCTTCTATTTATTGGGCAGCGGCTGGCAAATCGCCTTCGCATCCACCGCATTTGCCACGGCGCTGATCTTGGCGGTATACTTAACGCGGCTTGTTATTCAGCATGAAAAGGAAATAGACGATGGCCGGACATATTAAACGACGCACCATTGCATCAAACTTAGACAAGGTTGGCGAGACCGTTTTGCTGGAGAAGATTGCTTCCGGCATGACGATGGCGGGCCTTGCCCGTGAACTCAACATCAGCAACCTATCCCTCTACCACTGGATACGCAAAGACCCAGATAGAGAGGAGCGGTTCAAGCAGGCGCGGACAATCGCGGCGGATCAATGGGCGGACGAGTGCCTCGACATTGCCGACGCTTCGGACAACGTATCGGCCAACGCTGACAGGCTCAAGATCGAAACGCGTAAATGGTTGGCCGGTGTTGCCGCACCGGAGAAGTTCCAAGCCAAGCCGACCGCAGCGGTCCAAGTCAACGTGAACCAACTTCATCTTGATGCACTGCGCCAGCTAAACTTGGCGTCGTCAAATCCACATGGAGAAGAAGTCACCATCGACATCACGCCACCCAAGCAAGTCGGCTCTCATAACCTCGATGCGGACGACTTGCCGGGTGTGTTTGACGACGATTAACGGAAAACTGCCATCCGTGCACGGTTTGCATATCTCCGTGCACGGTTCGGGCCGGGTTTAGGGCCGGGTTTACCCACGCATTTCCGCCAATGTGCACGGAGTGCACGGTTTGTCGGCGCATTAGTCCCCATAAATAAGTAACAGTGTAATATGACCACTTCTAACACTGTTACTGTCGTGAGAGCGGATTAACTTTTTTAAACCCGGCACTTCCGGCACATCCTTAGATTTCAGCCATTTTATCTGGCCCTAAACCGTGCACCAACCCGGCCCGAACCATCTCAAACCGTGCACGGATTTAAAAAAAGGGAGCCGAAGCCCCCTTAGTCTGCTTTACGTTCACGTAAACCTATGAGCCGGTCAAGATACCATCGGGCCTTTTTCAAGTCCTCAATCGGCTTCCCCTTCCTCTCATAGCGCCACATATATTTCATGATATTGCCCTTGAGGTAGCCAGCATATGCCTCCGGACCCATCGACGCTTCGATCCCTTCGATGGCCTCGATGCCTCCGGTCTTATAGTGCGGTGGGCTATTGACCACATCTACAACCTCGTGATTGAGCGCATCCCTAATCTCTTTGTATCTCATAAAATCATTCCCATACATTAGCCATCATCCCTATCATCTGCTTTGAAGTTAATCTGAACGCCGAAGAAATCTTCGGACTGCTCGTCTATCATGGCGTTGATAACCATATAGTCTTCATCGCCTATGAGAAGTTCAAGGCCACGGAACACACGCTTCGTTCGTGTCGCCCGGTCCCTTGTGGGTTCAAAGCCCCGCAGCTTCATCTCTCCGTTGAACTTACGCTGCGACCACTCCTTACCCTTGGCTTCGTTGTTATCCTTGCACCAGTCGCGGAAGTCATTGAACGCCTCGTTGGTAGTCATCTCATTGTCAGCCCCAGCCACGCAGCGTTCACTGATCCAGCGGGCCAATGCGTCCTCTCCTGCGAGATACTCATCGGTAGCTTGGATTACTGCCTGCGGTGGGTTGAGACCCTGCTCCAGCCAAGCCTTCGCGCCTTCGATAACCCACGCTAGAATCGCGGGATATTCTTCTTTCAGCTTGTCCGGCAAGTCCATGTCCTTACGGACTGGCTTAGTCTCGAACGGGATGAGGTGCATACGCCGACGCATAGCGTCATCCACGTTAGTAATCTCTGGCTTCGTATTGCCCGCGATAATCAGCGTGAACTGCGGATTGAACTCAAACAAATCCTGCCGCATGAAGCGCGCACTGATCTTGTCCCCGCCAGTCAGCGCCTTGACCTTGGCCTCGTCCCACCTGCGTGACGGATCAATCTCCTGCGCGTGAACGAGCCTCGCGCCCATCAACGACGCCAACTCTGTAGGGTGACGCTGATTGTTCGACGCAAGGAACACGTCCGCACTGGCCACGGTGGCATAATCGCCAAGGATATTGCCTATCGCTCCGAGGAACGTCCCTTTGCCATTACCGCCGGAGCCGTGGGCGAAGGCAAGCACATGCTCTTTGGTGCTACCCGTCGCGGAATAGCCAGCCAACCTTTGAAGGTAAGAGATCATCTCAGCATCACCGTTGCACGCCTCATTGAGGAACGCCTGCCATTGCGGGGCTGGCTTGCTGAAGTCCGCCTCAACCGATGTGCATTTTGTGCACATGCGAGAACGGTCGTGCGCAAACAAGACCCCCGTCTTCAGGTCCACCATGCCCGACCGGGTGTTGAGGATATAGATGTCCGCGTCTAGCTGCTCGGTGGTCGCCTGCATCGACGGCTCGACTGCCGCCAGCTTCGCCACGTTTGCAATCACATTATACGACGCCACACGCTGCGCGATACGCTCCGCCTTTTGCGGGCTGTCGATTTTGTCCAACGCCTCGGACGATGCTTGCGCACAGACCTTGCGGACGATGGACATGTGCTTGTTCGCCACGTCCTTGGCCCACTTGTTCCCGTCCCATGCGACCCAGCCCATGCCGCCCACAACGTATCGTATATCCGAAACGTGTAGCCGAGCAACGCGCTGCGCCAAAGCTATGTCGCTATACTCAATGGGCGTTTCGCCTGCTGACGCCACCACGCCGAAGTCTTCGTCGCTGAAGTCCGTCACATCGAACTCATCGACCTCGCGCTTGTAGCCAAAGGTCGCGGCCTTACCGGCCAGCCAGTCCCAACCCAACTCATAGGGCGGGTGCATACGACCGAAGTCCGCTTCGATAGTATCGAGCGAGTTAACGCCGTCTTCCCAACGCTCGGCCCAGCCTGCGAAAATCTCGAACGCATCCGCCTCATTGTCAGGGCCACATGCTGCTTTTATAGCATAGCCCATACGAATATAGTCATCGCGGTCGGGGAAGTGCTCGGTCTTGTTCGGGATAGCAGTCACCGCAGCAGCCACATGGACAACGCTTGGCGCAGTAAGCGATGCTTGATCGACCGACTGCCGCTCGACTGCCTTCTGCGCCGTCTTATCCGCGTGGATAATCTGGCAGCCCATCATCTCCAACGTCTCCGTCAGGTCAGCAAAGAACCGCTCAATCTTTTCCCGCGTTACCTTCTTCAACCCAGCCGGGCCGCGTGTCTCCAAGTCCACATC